TTGAGACTTTGTGACAAACTCACCTCGCATCGACTCCATCTGGTTCTTTGATGCGCTTGAGATCCTATTGCTATTCTGTTTGATTTTACCGCTGGCGTTACTATTAAAATTTATTTTGTTTGGATTTCCTGGATCTCTAGATCCTATAACTTTACCGCCTGCTCCTTGTGCATCACTATACTGTAGGATGTCAACATCATATGTACCATCTGCTAACTTTGTAGTTCTAGTTGCAGTGTAGATTGTTTCTTTGTTTCTCCCCTGTCCTATAGTTACCGGACTAGGTTTACTTGTTACAACAGTCATCTAACAGATGGTTTTTATTTATTTAGACGCAGTTTTCCATATTGTAATGCGTTAAGATCATCAACTTCATCGTAGTTTACGACGTGAAGTTTTCCTATGACCTCTTCCCAGGTATATTGTCTTGGTTTTCTTAGGTGAAAGTTGAAACCTTTAAATCCCCATCGCTCTAATTCTGTACAAGCAATAAGTGGATACTCATCGTATTGAATGTTTGGAGTCTTTGCATTGTAGATAAAAGTGTAAAACTTTCCAGGTTCAGGATACAGAACTTCGTCACTCAAGATTTCAATGAGTCTTTCCATTATGTCATCTTGAGATGAGAGATTATCTAATTCATCTCTATAAGGTTCTATCCTGCTCATTTAATACCTAACTCTTGTTCTGTGATGATTTTGAATTCAATTCTTCTATCTTCACAAAATTCAACCGCAGCTTTCCATTTTGCTTGGTTGACAGCATATGTTTTGCACTCGTACAAATATGACTTTGTCTGTCTTTTTGGTTTCTTTGGTGGTGCTGTTTGCTTCTTTGGTTTTACTTCGACAACATAAGTCTTTGTCTTACCTGTACTCTCTTTGACTTTCATGATAAAATCAGGAAAGTACTTATGAACCCTATTATCTACAGGTGAGATATAAGGAATGTAAAATTCCTCACTACCCCATTCAAGTACATTTTCATTTAGGTCACAATATCTACAGAACTTTCTTTCCCAACTACTACGACATATAATATTATTAGGATCACCTTTATACTTCTTTGGAAAAGAAGGTTTGTATTTACTTTTAATACTTTCTCCCATACATAATATATAAGGTTAAAAATTATTTATAAATGCCTAAGAAAAGGTCAATTTCAGACATTAAATCAAACTTACTCAGACCTTCATTATCGTCTCACTTTGAAGTTGAGATTGGACTTCCTAATGCAGGATTTGTGCAGAGGTTGCTGGGAGCAAATCAGGATCAATTAAATCTGATGTGTTCTGAAGCCAGTCTTCCTGGATCTCAATTGACAACATTAGATATTAAGGATGATTTTACAGGTGTCTCTGAGAAACATGCATATAGAAGACAGTTTGATGATAGAATTGATTTAACATTTTATGTTGATGCTCAGAATTATCTACCTATTAGATTCTTTGAAGCATGGATTCGTTTCATTACTGATGAAGATAATGAAATGAAAGATGATGGAAAAAATCCTCTTGATCCAACATACTCTTATAGAATGAGATACTCTAATGAGTATGCTGCTGCTGGACTCAAGGTTATTAAGTTTGAGAGGGATTATAGTTCTTCTTTAGAATATGAATTTGTAAAGAGTTATCCTCTAAGCATTTCATCTATGCCTGTTTCATATGAGTCTTCTTCTCTTTTGAAATGTACTGTTTCTATGACATACATTAGGTACGTAACTAGACCTGGAAACCCAAGTAATTCCAATCCAAGTTCACTAACACCTGCAGGTTTTGCTCAAGCAAATGATTTACTTACTACCATAGGTGGTATTCCTAGAGTAATTGCTAATGCAGCTGGAAATGCAATTAGTGATTTTGGAGAATCTATTAGTAACTTATTCTAATCCCAATAAATAACCATACTGAAACTTCTATAGGATATTATGCCTTTACCTAAAATTGCTACGCCAACTTATGAACTTGAGTTGCCATCCACAGGAAAATCAATAAAGTACAGACCTTTCCTGGTTAAAGAGGAGAAGGTTCTTGTCATTGCACTGGAGAGTGAGGATACTAAACAAATCAGTACAGCAATTAAGTCTGTTATCTCTAACTGTGTATTGACTAAAGGTATCAAAGTAGAAACTCTTCCTACTTTTGATATTGAATATTTGTTTTTAAATATTCGTGGTAAGTCTGTTGGTGAAGAGTTGGATGTAAATATCATATGCCCTGATGATGAAGAAACTCAAGTAACTGTTAATATCAATCTTGATGATATTGAAGTTCAGAGAACTGATGAGCACACTAATAAGATTAAACTTGATGAATCTTTGATGATGGAACTTAAGTATCCATCTCTTGATCAGTTTATTAAAAATAATTTTGATTTTAATGATAAGAGTGGAATGGAGCAATCGTTTGATTTGATTGCATCCTGTATTGATAAGATCTTTAGTGAAGATGAGGTTTGGGCTGCAGCAGATTGCACTAAGAAAGAAGTAAGAGATTTCCTTGAATCGATGAACTCTTCTCAGTTCAAAGAGATTGAGAAGTTCTTCCAAACAATGCCAAAACTTTCTCATACCCTTACAGTTACTAATCCAAAAACAAAAGTTGAAAGTGAAGTTGTACTTGAGGGACTAGCATCTTTTTTCGCATAGGCATGATCCATATGGATCTTGAGAACTACTTCCGTCTCAATTTTGCCTTGATGCAGTACCATAAATACTCATTGACAGAGATTGAAAACATGATGCCTTGGGAACGAGACATCTATGTTGCATTATTGCAACAGCATCTTGAGGAAGAAAAATTAAAGCAGCAACAAGCAAATGGATCTGGATGACCTCCTTAAATCAATAAGAGAAGAGGGGCCCAGTAAGGGTGGAGCCATTGCTCCTGCAAAGTTTTTTGGAGAAGATAGATATCAAACTTACCTTGAAGAGATAACAACTTCAGGGACAATTGGTGGTGAAGCATTAACTCCTGAAGAAAGGAAAGAAGGATTTAAAAAGAGAAATGATAAGATTGGATTTGAAACTTTTGTAGAAAAAGTCTTAGCAAAGAAAAAAGCACAGACTGAAATTAAAAAAGGAAAAAGTTCTAGAAGTCTTGGTAAAGGAAGTGCTATTGTAAAGTCTCCTGGAGGATCATTATCAAATATAGTTTCACCTCCCATATCGGAAGAGACTGAAGAAAATCTAGAAGATATCCTAAAGGGTATTGATTCTATAAGAGAAACTCTTGCTGAAGAGAAAAAGTTAGAAGAAAAGAAAAGCAAGAAAGATAGAAGAGATGATGAAAAAGAAAGGAGAGCAAAGAAAGAGAAGAGATTAGAATCAAATATTTTTAAAGGAATTGCAAAGACAGTACAGAAAGTTCTTTCTCCCGTAAAGAGTATCTTTGATAAGATTATGGGTTACTTGACCACTGTATTTTTAGGTCGAGTTGCAATGAGTATCTTTGAGTGGTTTAGTGATAAAGAAAATACAGATAAAATAAAAACGATATTCAGATTTGTCAAAGATTGGTGGCCTGCCATGCTTGGTGGGTTGATATTATTTGGTGGAGCACTACTTGGTCCTGTTGGATTGATTGCAGCAATAACTGGACTTGCCATAGCATTTGTTCCTAAACTATTTGATGCTACAAAACAATTACTTGGATTTGGGGAACAAACAGAAAAGGATGCAAAGAAAGCAGAGCAAGATTTAAAGGCAGCAGAAGAAGGAGTGGAAGTTGATTCTCTGCTTCCACCAGAATTACAAGAGGCTCAGAGAAAGAAAGAAGAAACTGAGAATCTTAAAGAACCAGTACAAATGAAAGGTGGTGGTAAGGTTCCTGGCAGTGGTCCTAATGAGGATACTATTCCTGCAATGCTGGCACCTGGTGAGTTTGTGATGAGTAGAGGTGCTGTTAATAAGTATGGTACAGATACTTTGGCAGGTATGAATGCCATGGGTGGTGGAACTAATCGCCCTATGATTAGAGGTGGTGTTACATATGCTCAAGGTGGTGGCCATATGGGAGGAGAACCTGGAGGAAGAACTAAAGAAAAACAAGAAACGGATACCACTGGTGGAGGAGGAAGAGCATGGTGGGATGTTTTAGGATGGGCTGGAACAGGGAGACCAAAAACTACTAATACTGCATCTAGTGGTGGAGATGCTGGAAATTATGATTCCTTTGCTAAGTCAATGATTAAAGTTCATGAAGGAAAACGATTAGAAGTGTATCAGGATAGTCTGGGGTTCC